ACAAACGTATTTAATAATATTGCCTTCAGCAAATAACATATTATTTTTGTGGACAAATTCACTTGGTTGAATTTTCATTTTTTTATAATGTTTTCCCCCAATCTGTTTTTCCCAAATGCTCATATTATAAAATATAAATATAGTTTGATTGCAAAATAAAAAGTCATCATTGATAATAAAATAGCTTCGCTTGTTAGCATCATATTCTGTATCCTTTATAATTATCCTTCGGCCTAATTATATGTAATGTTTCTTTAGTTCGTGTTGCCCCTACATAAAATAATCTTTCTTCATCATCAGGATTAGATTCGTATCCCTTTAATGTATTTTCTGTAAGGTCAGTTAATAAAACTACATTATCACATTCGCCACCTTTAGCTCCGTGTATAGTTGATAAATTAATTCTAGGGTCCTGGTTTAATTTTTCTCCATGAGTTTTCATAGATCTTATATATTCTACTCGTTTATAGGGGGCATCATCAAAAGCCTCATACCAAACTTTATCAGTTTTTAAACCATAGTCTTTTTTTAATTGATCTATACTATAAAAAGATTCTTTAGCCATTCCGGTAAGACTTTTTTTATTGTTATGATTACTTGTCATATAACTATAAATTTTTTCTATGGATTTGTAAGGAAGTGGCTGTCCTTTTCTTAAATTTTCATAATCAGTTATGGCTTGATATAAATCTGATTCATAATTTCTTTTATTTCTATTTTTAAAATACCTTCCATCTTCAAATAAAACTTTTTCAATATCATTTAATTGATAATTAGTTCTACTTAAAACTAACCAGTTACCACCTTTTAAATCAACTTGGTCAAAACCATCATACCATTTAATCTCTCCTTCTCGTTTAGAAGGCAACCAATTTTTGTTGATTCTTTTTGAAATTCTGTTTACAATATTGGCCGCTAATTTATGAATTTGTTTAGGAACCCTAAATGATTGAATTAATTGATTAATTTTACCATCGAGAGCAATGAAACTATCCACATCAGCACCAGCCCATCTAAAAATTGCTTGATCATCATCGCCAGCAACAAAGGAATCATCGGTATTATTCCAAATGTTTTTTGCCATTGCCCATTGTACTTTAGATAAATCTTGTGCTTCATCTATGAATACTGCGTGAAACTTAGGACATTTATCACTCTTAATAAATTCTGTAATCATGTCATGAAAATCTATTAAATTATATTCTCTCTTATATTTTATTATTTCTTGTTCTAATATAACTAATTTTTCTCTAGAAACTTCTTTAGTATGTTCTCCAAGATCATATTGTTGCATTACACTAATCTCTCTATGTCTTGCTTTATCAATGATACTGAGCTCTTCACTGTTAGAAGTAAAAAAAGAATTTCCTTCATCATTATCCCACGCAGGGACAGATAAAGGAAGTTTTAATGTTTCGCCCAAATCTTTATAATGAAAAGGTTGCATTACGTTTTCTTTTTTTAAACCAAGTCTTCTAAATGCTAATGAATGTAAGGTTCTAAAATAAGGTAAATCATCTTCAGTTAAATTAAATTTTTTCATTGCTCTGTCTCTTGCTTCGTTTGCGGCTTTTTGTGTAAAAGCAAAATATCCAATTTTATCAGGATCTGTTTCTTTTAAATAATCTTCTACCTTAGTTAATAAAGTAAATGTTTTTCCAGTTCCGGGTGGTCCTAATACTATTGTTTTCATTAAAAAGTATCTTTCGGTTTATAATCTGGTGATTTAAAATCTGTTTTTTTATCCTCAAATTTTTTAACGTACATTACTTTTATGCTTTTTCCACCAGCATCTAGTACTTTTATTTTTGCATCAAACCATTCTTTCATCCATGCAGAAGTTTTTTGATAATCATGTGCCCATCTTCTTCTTTGTAAATGCTCATGAAAAAAATGTCTGAATTTAAAATAATGATTTTCATCATCACTCCAAACATTTCCTCTTTCTATATCTTGTTTTCTTTTTGTTTGTCTTCTGTCGCTACAATAATCTTCTAGGTGTTCTAATAATTGATCTTCTGTTTTCATACCTTCAGGTGCTTCAATTACTTCTCTTCCAGATAATAATTCATTCATTAATGCTTTCCAATCTTTAGTTTTTAATGTTGGTGGAAGCATTCCTACTCCAGCAATACATGCTTCTTCAAATAAGGATTGTTGTCTTAAATGTTTTGGACTATCTAATCTTAATCTTTTACCATCCACGTTTAAATAATAATAAGGATGTTCTAATTGAATTTCTTGTAGGTCACTTAATTCTGGGAAGGTTGGTGTATTTCCTATACCATGTTTTCTTTTTCTACATAATGTTTTATCACAATGACTACACATTGGTTCATCTTTACATTTAAATCCCCAATCCTTTTTCTCATGTTGTTTTTTAATTGTATCAATTTCTTGTTGATCTAAATCTCCCACCATATAATTTTCATGAAACCACGAAATTTTTTCTTTCCAGTTCTTCCATTTCTTTTTAGCAAAAACTGCAAAATGAAATAAAGCTAAATTTCTATTGTCTGCAATTTTACTGCCTGCTAAAGTTTCAATGCACGGCGGCCCGTCAGAAAATTCTGACTGAGGCCGCTGTACTTTTATGAGACCAACATCTAGTTGTTTTACGTTAGTATAGATCCCATAAAATTCTTCTAAGTTTGCTGCTGTACCGTCCTCTTTAAATGCATATCTTGTTGTATCATCACCATTGAAGTAAGGAAGATTTAAAAAGTTTCCTGTATCTTCTTCTGATTTTAATTCTATTTGTTTTGGAAATACTTCAGCATTAGCAAATCCAAGTATAGCTCTTATTTCTAAAAGCTTATCTCTCATTATTTTTGCTGCTATGAATTTTGCTGAAAATAAAAATATATGTGCACCACCACTTTTAGATCTACATAATACTAATGGTAGGTTTAATATTTTAATTTTGTTTAATAATTTTTTATGATCGAAACCTGCGTAAGAATCTACATCAATACATCCCCAGATACATTTATTATCATCACGTATAGGTATGATTCCAAGTGTAGGTTCTATTCCTTGTAAATGTTTTAAATAATGTTCTGATGTAACTGCTTCTCTTTTAACAAAAGATTTTCCTTGTATCTTTTCTCCGTTTGCTGGTTGAGTTTTGATGTGAGTACATCCATGAGCTCTTTTTAATCCATCAAATATTTCTTCAAATCGTGTCATAATAATCCCGGTAAGAGGCGCTTCCACTCTCGCTTCGGCGCCTCTCGTTGCAACTTATTCCCGAAGGAATTCGTTAGTAAGGAGTTGACTCCGATTTTTCAGAATCTGTTCCATGTTTTGCTTTAATGTTTCCCTTAGATATATTACTTGAGAAACTTTTAGCATTATCATAGATGGCTCTCTCTTTGACAGGGCTTATTTTAGACACATCCCATCCAAACCATGTTCCTTTGTCGTTAGACTGTTGAACAGTAGTAAGTTTGTACACATGACTATAGGTTGGTGGAGTAAATAATCCATCTTTACCTTGTAGTTTGATGCCCATCATCATTGTATTCCATTTACGGCTAGTCTTTAATTGAGTAGCCTTCATAGTAATCAATGCTGTGCAAGGGTTTTCGCCTAGTAATAATACAAAATGGCTCGCAGTATTCTCGATATAATTACCGTTTGGTAATCTATCTTTATTCATAGCATCTCTTTTAGCTGATGCTACAACTTCTGAATCTGAAGCATGTATTCCTACTGGTGCACCCATAGATTCTCCTCTATCTTTCCATTCCACATATTCTCTTTTGTAATAGCATGGAATTACTTGGATACCTTTTGTCCCGTCATAAAGTTCATTTGTGACAGTGTTGAGGATCATACCAGGTGCTGCTTCCTTGATATGTTTTGCATGTCTCGTATTTACTTCTGGAGACAGTTGTCCTAGAACTTTCAAGAATGGTAATGCAAGATCATCTTGCGACATTGTTTGAAAGCCAGCATTCGCATCATCCTCAAATAGAGTAGCTGATGGAAGCTTAGAGTCTATCTTTGTGACAGACGCCGTTCTTTTTGCTTCTTGGTTCATTGTTATTGTTTCTTTGTTAATTTGGTTCGGTTTCCTACAAACACGTTAAATATATCCATTGGCATTTCTTTTCCTGCCTCAATACGCTCACGGACTAGCGCTTTGAGAGTCATAGGTTCGACCTTCAACTTTTGTGTTGGTTCGAACCCGTGACCCTTCGCAAGGTTAGCATAATCTACCGCCTTGTTATCTTCATGACGTCCAAAGGAAACGGTAATATCATTTTTTATAATATCACCTAGGCCGTTGTCACGAAGCCATTTATATGCCGCTTCCCTATTTCTAATAGAGATGCTTGCGCTATAAAACGGTTTCACATCCACTGCTGATCCATCAGCAAGTTTTAAAGAACTTAATCCCATCTCTGATAACATAGTTGGAATTACTTCTTGTGAAATTCTGTCAATTTCTTTTTGTTTATTTTTTAAAGTTTCTTCATCAGCTTTAAATTCATTTTCTAAATCTCTTAATTTAAGAACTTGATCGGATAAAGATCTTATTTCTTTAGTTCTTGTTAATACTTCTTCTTGGTCTTTTTCAAAATCTATTTTATTCATAAGGACATCCTTTTACATGACAAGGAAATGTAGATTCTCTAGGTCGTTTAGTTTCTTCCATTATATTCATATCACATCGAGGACATGCTCCACGAGATTCTAAATCTCCTGATGTTCCTCCTACCCGGTCTACCATTGACCACTCTTTTGTTTTTATTTTTTCTGCTGCAAATTTTAAACCATTAACAACAGTTTCAGAAGGTTGGTTAGATCGTGCTGAAGTTATAATTAATTGTCTATAAGCTAAATGACCTTTTATCTGTTCTTCTAATTCATTTAATTTTTTTATTGTGGTAGCTGTATGATCTTTAGAATCTTTTTTCATCGTTTTTATTTCATCTTGAATCTTTTTTAATGTTTTTTTACTCATCTTTAATTTCTCCTTTTTCGTACAAATTTATTTCTATAGGATAATATTTTCTTTCTTGTTTATCCCATTTAAGTAATTTAAATTTCCCGTTTGTTATATCAGAGACAATAGAACACGCAACCCCAATAATTGCAGGATCTCCTGTTAATAATAAATAATCTTTTTCATTAAAATCTTTTAATCCTTTTCTTAATTTAAAAATTAATGGACCTGGTGAAAAAATTATTTGAGAAAGTTCCGGTAATAAAAATTTAAAGACTCCATATTCTGCGGCGCCTAAAATATTTATTTTTGGTTTACCATCTCTTGTTCCAGCAATTTCTTGTATCACATAAACAATTGATAAATTATTTTTTTCTACTTTCATGCTTGACTTTATAATTGTTTTTGATATAAATGTCAATAGAAAGTAATGAAATATAAATTTAAAACGAAACCATATCAGCATCAGCTTGATGCTCTTGAAACTTCTTGGAATAAAGAAGTGTATGCATATTTTATGGAAATGGGAACTGGAAAAACAAAAGTTCTTATAGATAATATGTCTATGCTTTATGACCAGGGAAAAATCAATGGCGCCTTAATTGTGGCACCAAAAGGTGTTATGGGTACCTGGTATTATCAAGAGATACCAATACATTTAGTTGATCATGTCGAAAATAAGGCCGTTTTGTGGCAACCAAATTTTACAAAAGAATATTCTAAAAAATTAGAAACTTTATTTAAGTCAGATGATGATTTACATATTTTAATAATGAATGTTGAAGCATTCAGCACACAAAAAGGTGTTGAGTTTGCAAGTAAGTTTTTATCTTCTCACAATACTCTAATGGTTGTTGATGAAAGTACTACTATTAAAAATCCTAAAGCTAAAAGAACAAAAAGTATTATTAGATTATCTAAGTTAGCTAGATACAGAAGAATAATGACAGGTTCTCCCGTTACTAAAAATCCTCTGGATTTATTTAGTCAATGTGAATTTCTAGATCCTTTTTGTTTAGATTTTGCTTCTTATTATTCTTTTAGAAATAGATATGCAGAAATGCGAACAGCTAATTTTGCTGGCAGAAGTGTTCAAATTGTGACTAAATTCCGACATTTAGATGAACTTGCAGATAAATTAAAACCTTTTTCTTATAGGGTTCTTAAAGAAGATTGTTTAGATCTTCCAGAAAAAACTTTTATGAAAAGAATTATAGAATTAACTAAAGAACAAAAAGAAGTATATCAACAAATGAAAAAGATGGCGCTTGCTTTCTTTAAAGGTAAAGCTGTCACTACAGCAACAGCCCTTACTCAGATAATGAGACTTCATCAAATTACTTGTGGACATTTCACTGCTGATGACGGAAGTATACAAGATATAAAAAATAATAGATTAGATGAATTGATGAATGTGCTTGATGAGATTGAAGGAAAAGTTGTGATATGGGCCCATTATCAATATGATGTTAAAAAAATTATCAAGGAAATCCAAAAGGTCCACGGTTCGGGTTCCGTTGTGGATTATTACGGGTTAACGCCCCAAGATTTACGACAAACGCATCGTGATAAATTTCAAAATGATGATGAAGTAAGATACCTGGTAGGTACTCCTCAAACAGGTGGTTATGGTATTACTCTTACTGCAGCAAATAATATGATTTATTATTCTAATGGTTATGATTTAGAGAAAAGACTTCAGTCGCAAGATAGAATTCATAGAATAGGTCAAGAAAAACCTGTGACTTATATTGATTTAATTGCGGAAGATACAGTCGATAATAAAATCGTTAAAGCCCTCCGCAAGAAAATTAACATCGCCTCCGAAGTTATGGGAGAAGAGTTAAGAGATTGGATTTAAGTAATCTTTATTGTTTTTGGTTTTTTGCCTTCAGGAACTATCTTTTCCAAAGATATTTTTAATAATCCATTTTTTAATTCAGCGCCTTTTATTTCTATATCATCAGAAATAGTAAAGACTTTAGAAAAATACCTTTTAGCAATTCCTTGATGAATCACTCCTTCTTTTTCTTTGTCGGATTTATTTTCCTTAATAGACTTTATACTTAGTAAGTTGTCTTCATACTCTACAATAATATCCTTTTTGTCGTAGCCTGCAAGAGCTAGTTCAATATCAAACTTATTGTTTTCTTTTTTTACAATATTGTAAAAAGGAAAAGTAGCTGTGAGCGAAGACCTAACGTTGTCGTAATCATCGAAAAAATTTTCGAAATGATCGAAAAGATTATCGAACCCGATTGAGACAGGTCTAAGTTGTTTAAAGATTGTTGGTAATTTATCGAATGCCATTTAACCTCCTTGTTAGACAGTTAATAAAATGGGCCTTTAAAGCACCCACATTCAATATAAGTTATTTTAAATAAATTACAAGTAGCATAGAAAATAAAATCAAGCCTTGGTACTTGTTAAAAAAAGTAACCAAAACTCTTTCCTTATTTACATTAAGCCACTGCCAAATTCGTGCTAGCATAGTTTTCTCCTATTTAAGATTATTTAACGTAGCGATCGGTGCTTAAACCAAGAATGGGTTTATATTCTGTTTTCCCATTCGTTTTTATCGCCATTAAATATTCCTTTCTGTTAAGATTTATATCTTTCTTGTAACTTACGTGGACCCAGCCCGAGTTGGGTTGTCCGGGTTCGTAGTACTCGAGTATTAATTGATCAAACATTAGA